AAAATACTTCTATGACTCTATATTCTATTCGATAAAAGCTGTATTAATATCTCCAAAATCTGAATAATTAGTAGTTCTTTCCCAATCTTCGTAAGGTAAAGTAACAGCTTCAACACATCCGTGCTAATCTGATAATGCGTTACAAGGAAGCGTTACTGAATTATCTTTAGGATTAATACAAGCTCTATATCTATACAATTTTGTATTTTTATTTCCTATTAAATTCCAAGCTATCAATCCTAATTCTTCTAAATCCTCTTCTTCCATTTCTATGCCATATAGCATATCAAGAAGTACTCCAACATAGTGAAAATCCATTATCCAGTAGTATAAGTCTAATCATTAGGTTCTAATGGCTTAGCGGCCTATCTATAATAAAGAAATTTCTATTTTAATACTCTTTCTTTTATTATTGTATCTAAGAAATTTAAATTATTATCCATTTGAGTCTCTTTTTCATCAAATAATTCAGATTCACAATCACATTGAAATTCTTCTAATTGTCTTGGATCTTTAAAAATTCCAATTACTGAAATCTATTTAATAAGTGGAGCGTTAAATATATAACAATCTAATAATCCTTCCTAATTAGGAGTAACATCTATATAAATCCAAGGTCTATTTTTACCTCTTTTTCTATATTTCTAAAAAGATTTTATTTTGTTAAATGGTTTAGTATACACAATAAAAGGAGTTTGTTTATCAGTAGTTCCTGCATAATATATTGCTTTATTTAATCCATAATCAAATAATAACTATGGAATCTAAAAATGAGCAATAGGATTACTTCCACAATTGTCAGCATTACATCCACATTTGTCTAAATCATCACAATCAACTGGAATACAGTTTATGGACATTAATAAATCCTATACAGGAAGAATACCTTTTAACATATATTCTTTTATCACTAATAATCTCATTTCTACTATTTCTTGTTCAAGCTATTCTTTAGAAAGAGACATATTCTAGTGATAACCTCTTAATCCACTCACTAAATCATTATGTATGGCATCAGCCATTCTTCTAATTGTTGTCCAAGCCATAATTATAAAAATAAAAAAGCTGGATTAGGCCGATTGGCCCAGCCCAGCTTTAATCAATTATTACTAAACTTCAGAATAAGGTTCTTTAAGAACATCATCTGCATCAGTCTTGATTGTACCAAGAGTTCCTAAAAGAGCTTCAATATCAGCTACATTAGAACCCTAATCAAGTACATAAAGAACATGAGTAGTTACAGAAGTAGCTCTTTGTCCAACAACTTCTCCTGCAATACCATCTCTTTCAACACACATTCTAATAATAAATTGTGTGTATTCACCACCTACGATAGGCATTTCGTTCTTGGTAGCAGACCAGAAATAAGTATTTGCCATAGTAGGAAGTCTGAGATTATGAATAATCCAGTTATAATCACAGAATGCTTCGAGACCAGGTTCGATAGCAACTTCATTATCAGCTAAGTCACGAAGAGTATCTTCTTCAAGAGTTTGAGTACCTGCAACAACTTCTCCGTCATCGTTTAAAGTATAAATTACAGGAACACCAGTCATAATATCAACGAAATCTCCAGAAGAAATACAGCAATCAATAGGATTAGCTTCTTCGTCATATTTCTGAAGAATAGCTTTCTTAATGATTTGATAACCATTAATACCCTTGATTACAATTTTACCTCCATCTGCTGTAACATCAAGAATCTTTTCTTGAGCAATAAAAATTAAATATTTGTTAGCAATTTTTACAGCTCTGCTAGCAGCTATTTCAGCAGTATCACCCTTATTTACAGGGAATTCAAGGAATAAAGGCTTTCCTTTATATACAAAATCATTTGCATAAAAAGAATCTTGAGAGTTCATAGAAAGTCCAATGTAAAGGATAATTCTATAACTTCCTTCTTTTACAGCACCTTCCTTAGAAGCTTCAACTAAAGTAAAGGCTTTTGATAAATCAAATTCTACTTTAGCAAGACTTTCTGGAGTATGTTTCTTTTCTTGAATATCAAGAACATTAGCTTTGTTGAATCTAGTATTACCAATTCTTACTTCAGGACCTTTGGCAGTACTTTTAGTGATGACATTATAACCTTTAGGAGCACTCTTTGCTCTAATGTCAGCTTCAGTTGTTTGAATAACTGAATTAAAAATTGTCTAAGTTGTGAAATTAAACATAATAATTTAATCAATTAAAAATTATTGACCCTATTGAGGGGCCTATTGCTGAGTTGGATTGGCAATAGACTAACTAACTACTGGATGGGTAGACAGTCTTTGATTTACTGTATTTTCCATAATAAGATGTACCAACTCATTTACTATCTCTTGACATACATAATCAGGAAACTCTAACATTTGAGATGTATCCTCTGTTAAATCAAGTTGTTCTTGGGTAAGTCTTATATGTTGAGGTGCTTTAATATAATCAATATAAACTTTAGATAATTTAAAGACTGAATCATCGGTACCATATCTTATTTCCATTCTAACCTAAGAAGTATTTCCATATCTTACTTGAGCTGAACGTTCAACAAGACTTGTTTTACCATATTCTCCATTACCTAAATTTATTTGCATTCCGTGTGGAACACCTTTATCTTCAGTTACTAAATGAATTTTATTACCAAAAGCATCTTCACCTAAGTCTTTTTCTATCCCAATTTCATCGATTTCTCGATTTTGGTATAAATTACTTAATCCTCCTTCCTAGAAATCTGTACCTACTCTAATTGAACCTTCTCCAGTAAATTCTTCCTCTGTTCCACCTGTTACAAAGACTTTTATTTTTCCATTAACAAATCCATTAGTTTCGTAAACATCAAATTCACCGAGAGAACCAATTTGAGTTGTAACGACTACAAATGGGCTATCACTATTATTTCCGTCTAAAACAGTTAAAGTACTACCTTTATGAATCATAAAATATACATGAGAACTTTCATTAATATAATTCATTGTATTGAATATTATATTATTAGTTTTATCTATACCAAATTCTCCATTAAGTAAATTTAAATAATTTTCTGATGTAGGTTCAATTAATCCGACATAAAATCGACTATTATTCCCTTCTCTATAAGAACTCCAATCTCTTCTTGGATCAGTAGGTTGAATAATTCTATTTTCTATATTTACATTATGAATGTAATAATAAGGTCTTCTATAAGTAGGTTTTAACCACATATTGTCTAATATCTGAGAGTATTTGTCAGCAGTTAATTTTTCTGCTTGTCTTCTCCAAACATCTCCTTTATTATAACATTTAGTAGTTTTTCTTACTTCATAAATACAGATACAATTAAGAATATGTAAATAGTCTTGAGGTAAAATTACTTCATATGTAGCTCCCATCATTCTTCCTATAGAGGTTAATCCTCCATAAGCATGACATTTTACTGGGTTTAATAATGAAGTAGCTTTTAATACTCTCAAATCATCAGTTGCCTGTTGATTAATATCATATTTATTATATGATTTATTTACATACTAATTGATTGCCTTATTAAAAAGATAATTAAAATCTTCCAATAATATATCGGGAGTATCGGTTTTATTAATTTCTATAAGGATAGCGTCGTAAACTTCACGAGCTGTCATATTAACAATTATTCTTTATTGTTATCTTTCCCCATTAATTCGGGATAAGTATCTTGCTTAATTAATTTTAATATATTAGCATTTTTTGGATCTTTTAAGAATAATATAGCTGCTTCATCTGAAGCTCCTAAAACTACATTATCTGCGTAGGTATAGAGTTTATTCTTATAAAGAATTACGTGTTTATCTCTAGCTTCTATAAAAAGTAATCTAATAGAAGTATCTCCTCCAGTATATAAATTAATAATCTTATCTGGATCTTGTTCTGCTACTTGTAATAGATAATCAGTTACATCAGCATCAGGCATATTATCCATTCTATGTCCTAATAATCTAGCTTTAAGAATTCTGCCTTCTGGACCTCTTTCATCATTATAGATATAAGATTCAGCATCATGCTTTAGCTTCTTACGAGATACCCTACGATTAGCTTCAACTCCTGGACGTTCTACATAAAGTTCTGCAATTCCAAATCTTGGTTGTTTATTATTCCAACCTGGAGTTCCATTAATTAGAGAATTTCCATTAGCGTCTTTAGCATAATAATCAGGAGCAATTAAAGGACAATTCTTTATTGCTTCCCAAATAAATTTATCTCTTGGATCATCTAAATCGAATGTAGTTCCATCAATAATATCAAAAGTATCTGTTTCTTTAATGAAATAAATTCTATTTTCATCATTTCTTTCTCTTTCAGAAAGAATCATATCATTGTTAGAATCTACTCTTTTTACACAATCTGGATATTTTCCTGTTTTTGGGTCTTTACAAGGTTGAATCTTTACTATAATTCCAACCTTACCTCTTACACTCCTAAGTATTATCTTATTAGATAAATTAATTTGTTCTTTAGTTTCTTTCGCCATATTATTTCATATTAACATAATTTGTATTAAAACAGGCTCCCAAAGAATAATCCTTGGGAGAGCTGTTTTAACAATATCTTTTCTTCTTTAATATCTTAAAAATAAAATTAGATTTCTCTAAGTATATAACTCTTATAAGGATTAAATACTGCAATACCAGAATAACCCCACATAATTAATTTAGATCCAGCAACTGGAGAAGCTACTTCACCAGATGTTAAACCGTTTTCTTTACCTACGCCAAGGTATTTATTAGAAATCATGTCACCACCACGTAATGTGAACATTGCGATAGGAGGTTGAGCAGAAGTCTTATCAGCTGTTAAATCAAGTGCTAACATGTAACCCTTTTCATAACCAAATTCACGAGAGAATGTTCTATCAACCTTAAAGGAGATTGTATTACCTTGCCAGTTATAAGAATCAAATCCTTTAGCTCCTACTGAAACATAACTGTTAGCTTTCATAGACCATAAGTATGTTCCGTCAGTATGATATTGTGCTAAATAAGTATCAAGGATATCTCCAAGATCATACCAAGCTTTTTCGTTTACAATAAACATATAATGATTTCCTGTAGGCTTTTGAGCTTTTTCGTTAAGAGCCATCATAGCAGTCTTAAGAGTATTAATAGTAAGTTTGTTATAAGCATATTTACTAGCAAAAGCTTCTACTTGAGGAATAACACCATCAGAGATGTAAATAGGTCTGTTGGTATCAGGATCAACAATAGTTGGTTTTCCTGTCAAAGGATCTACATTTCCTTTAGAGAAAAGTAAACCTTGGTTACGAGCAGTAAGGAAGTTATCAAGCAATGTTTTTTGAGTTTTATCCATTCTATAAATAGTTTCACTCATATTACCTTGATCCTTACCTTCTGCAATCTTGATGAATACATCTTCTTGTGCAGCATATAAAGCTGAATAAGAAATATCATTTCTGTGAGTAGAAATATATCCGCGATGCTTTTCAACGTTAGATTGCCATTTTACGTATCCTTCTTCCGTTATACCTTTTATGTCACCATAAAAGACTGACTATATTATTAATTAAGTTAAATATTTATATATATGCTGTTTATGTGTCTTATTTGTTCCAGCTAAAACTTTCCAAATAGAAGTTCCATTTTCTTTTTCCGCTGCTGTAGCAGACTCATATATTTTTACGAGATTACCTTCTAAGTCATATTTTCCAACTTGTCGTTTAACTCTTTTTTTAGGAACATTATAATTTTCTAATTTTTCTAATCCCCATAAAAATCCATTTTCATCTGGAGATTTTAATTTTATAGCTTTTGTTATATTTGTTTTATTTTCTAATTCTGCTTCAAGTTGAGTTTCATACTCTTTACAAAAAGATCCATCAGAATTATATTTATAAACAGAACGAGTTTTTAAATATTCAGTTCTTGCTTTATCGTATGATTCTGCTTTTATATATGATATATAATATTTATTTTTAACTGGAATTCCTAATATACATGATTTTTTAATACAACTTGCAGATATTCCAGTTTTTCTTTCAGCAGAAGTTTGTGTTTTAAATCCTCCTAAATATTTTCCTTCTAATGAATAAAAGAAAATTTTTATGGAATGATTTAAACCTAAATTATAATTTGATAAATCTAATTTTTCAACTTTGTCGGTATTCCAAAAAAATCCTTTTGCTTTAGCTTTTTTTCTGACAGCATAAGAAATTAAAGTATAATCACAATTTAATTGTAAAGCTGCGTCAGCAAAACTTTCATATTCTTTTAAATAATTTCCATTAACATCATATTGAAATACTTTAATTCTATTTGTAATAAAATATCCTCCAAGTCCTCCTAAAATCATATTATAAACATCAGATCTTTCTAAGAATTTTTCATTAACAATTTGTTCTTCTAAATCAGAAGCCTCTTTTAAAGTATTAAATATAGCTAATGTTTTTCTTTTAAAATTTTTCGGACCGTATTTTTTAACAGCATATTGAAATTTATATTTAGGATTCATATAAGTATATGGTTGTGTAATATAAATCCCATCTCCTATATATCCATCAAATGTATCTGGATCCTTTGTTTTATGTAATCCTACATAAATTTTTCCATTAATCAAATTTGTTGTCTCATAGACAATATACTTCCATTGTTTTTCTTCCATATAAATATTTATTATAATTATTTACTCTTTCGATAATTAAATTATCTACACCTTGCGGTTAGTCGATGAACCTTATTAATAATCTTCTGCTTACTTTAGAATGGTTATTAATCTTGGCTGCTGATTGTCTTTAAAAAAGATTTCCCAGCAATTAAGTAAATTTTCTTAGTCGAATAAATTAAATTATCCTAACTAAGGCACAAAGTATTTTATGCAATTCAGGCATATAGTTAGATATCCATCTTGTTTTATCTCCAGGTTGGCAAGCACTTACATCAAGAACAGTATCATAATTATTATCAATAAGTCTTACAGTTACTTCCCAGTAATTATCACCCTTTCTTACAGGACGACTTACAACCTAGCACTATTGACCAGAATTTTCAATTTTAAAGGTATCATACTTCTCGTAGTATCTTTCTCTAAAGGCCATTATAATTTCAGTACCACCTGCACCATCTCCTTCAGGAATTGCTGCGAATTCAATTCTCTTGATGTAATTAGTTTCCGAATAGACTATATCATTTATTATTTCTTAGAGTGATATTTAAAGATGT